CTTCGCAGCGGCCTCTGCTGCTGCTTTGGCGGCGGCAGCATCCGGCGCCGCGCCTGGTGATCCCGGTGTCTGTGCGCTCCCGGTATCCTTCTTGAAAACATCGTACAATTCAATAATGTCGTCGGTGCTGCCGTTGTCGAGCACCTTGTTCCACGCGGCTTTTAAGACCTTCGGCTGGGAGTCGACCCAGGCCTCGACCTGCGGAAGCGTGGTGAATGCATCCGGGTGCTTGGCCAGGATGGCCTGCTCGTGGGCATTACGGGCGACGTTCTGGGTAACGGCGGCGATCGGGGCGATCTGGGCGAGGACGGCGTTCACCCGCTGCTCAACCACGTTCTCAACCCGGGCCATGATCACCCGAGAGAGCACGGCGTTGGCGGCGGTGACCTCGGGGAAATTGGCCTCGAGTGTGTCGAGGATAGCCTGCTCGTCAGCAGAGACGTTCTCCTTGCCGGCGCGAGCGGCTGCGTCATCGGCAGCAGCTTTGGCTGCAGCGTCTGCGGCGTCCTTGTCAGCCTTGGCCTGGGCATCGGCATTGACTTTGGCGACTGCGTCGGCAGCGACCTTGGCGGCGAGTTCTGCAACAGTAGGCCCGGGAGGTTCGGCCGGAGGCTCAGGCACTACCGGCGGGTCAACGGGAGGATCGACCGGCGGAGGTTCAGGAGGGACCAGATCCCCTGTCGGGGGGTCCGCGGGTGGGGCTACGGGAGGATCGGTGAAGCCTTCCTCTTTTTTATCGGGGTCCGGCAGTCCGGCGGTGGCCTCGAAGGCGAGGTCGAAATCAGTAAAAGTCGTATCTTGTTCTGTATTTTCCATTGTTTCTCCGGTTTGTTAGAAGCGTAACAATATTTTATTGTAAAAGTCAATCAAAAAGCTGTATCAACGACTTACATTCCTGCGATTTTCCGCGAGCTTCGGCATTCTCACCGTCCTCTAACTTGTCACGATGCCTCTCACGCCGAAGCTGGAACAGTTCGAGGAACAACTGCACCGGCTCGGCTGTCTTGTAAGTCTTGAGAATGTCTTCAATTTCCGCTTCCCTTTCCTTGTTTGCCATTTTTCTTCTCCCCCTTCACATGCTTTTTGAAATAATAATGTGGTAATCCCTTATTCAATCCTCGGAATTTCCACGGTCTGCCCAACTAGTTTATGGGTACAGTTATCAAGGAACTGGATCATTCCATCTTTTACAAAAGAATGACAAGTACCTTTCGTCTCCCTGTCTGCCAGAGTATGTAAACCTAAACTCGGTTTTGGTGTGCACCTGGCCTCTATGCTGGTATGTATCGTTGGCCTATCAGTGTTTCCATTAAAAGCATGGGTATTGTCGAAACGATGATACTCCAGACAACCAGGACACCAGAAAGCGAAGTTTCCCGGTTCCGATAAACTGATTATTCTCATCTGCCCGCCCCGCCCGCAAATATCTTAAGCATCCTTCTTTCCCCCTTTCTTAGTTTCCTTCTCAGGTTTTACTGCGGTAAGCAGTAAGGTTTTCAGATTCTCCAACTGCACCTTGTCCTGCCCTGTCTTGGCGTTGGCCAGGTTCTGCTCAACCCGCGACAGGATTTCCTGAATTGTAGCCTCAGCGGTTGCCGCTACTACCTGCGCGTCGGTGCGCTGTTTCTCAGCCGAGGCGGTGGCGGCCTCGGTCTTGGCAGTGGTCAGCCCCTGCTCGACCTGAGCGGCCTGCGAGGCAGCGGCCCGCATGTCGGCCAGCACCTTCTTAGCCTCGTCCTCTGGCAGCATCCGGTCAACCGGCAGGTCACGCGCCTTGAGGCGATCGACCAGCAGCCCGTATGTGTCAAGGATGGCCCGCTCCTCCGGGGTCAGGGTGGTGACGAACTGGTCAAGGGCGGCGCCGCGTACTTCCTTGGCAACCAACGAGAGATTGCCCTTGGCAACCGGCTGGTAATCCCCCTTGATCTCCTCATTCGGATTGAACTCCATGTTCCAGTTCAACATAGACCCAATCAAGCTGGTAGTGAACTTGTCGAAGGCCCGGACGGTGTCTTTCGTCACCATGTTCGCCGAGCCCATCATCATGCTCATATTGTTCGAGGTCCTGAAGGCCTCGCCGAGTGGTTGCTGCTGCATCGCCCCCATGGTGTAGGCCGGCAGGTTGCTCTCGATGTCGAGCTGCTGCCGCTGCATGGTGATGATGCTGAGGATCTCGGCAACATGCGACTGGGTCGTGACTGCCCGTACTGCAGGATACTGAGCCGCCACTCCGTCACCCTCACGCTCGATGGTCATGAACGGATGGATAGGTCCGATGCTCTTACGCCCCCTGGCCAGCAATTCAACGTTGACTTCGAGGATGGGGCCAGCAGTTGCTGCCATATTGTCCATCAACGCCCTGGTCGAAGCACAGATCGACATCTGCGAGTCCCTGATCTCCTCCGGCATCCCGACGCCGGTCAGGCCGCTGTCCTCGTCCTCGGTGTAGATAAAGGCATGATATTGGTCAGAGGGGCGTTTGCCGAACGGCGCGACCACGGCCTTGATCACAACATCGTCGACGAACCATAGATCGGCCAGGATGTCCATATCGAGATTGTCTTCGGGTACCTCGATGCCGGCCGCCGCCAGGGTATGCCCCGAGATGAAACCAAGGCTGCGGTAGATCTCGTAGCGGCGGGCGGTACGGTCGGCGAGGTTCGAGGTCTTGGCCAGGGTGTGCAGCTCGGCCTCGTAGGACTTGGCCAGGTAGTTGCCGGTGGCGTGGTCCCTGATATAGTCGCGGATGCTCTTGCCGATAAAGTCGTCGCGTTTGGCCAGTTCCCGGAAGTCGTGACGGCTGAGGACGGCCCGCTCGAACATCATCTCCTGGTCCTCCCAGCACTTGGCCGAGAGATCCGGGTAAAAGTCCCATATCCGCACATACTCCGGGTACGGCCGGCGAATGGTCTTCTCCTTGGCGGCATAGGCGCCGGTGGCCTCGTCCATCTCCCAGTAACGCTCTCGCTGAGTGCGCACCATCGGACAACGGGCGACGCCGAACCCGTAGATATAGCCGCTGCGGGTGACCCGCTTGCAGAGCTGGGGGTGGTCGACATTAGCGTCTGAGAGCTGATCGGCGATCTCGGTCTCCATCCTGCCCTTGCGATCCTCGGCGAACTCCCTGACCGCCCGCTCGATCGTCTCACTGCTGATCGGCTCCCCGGTCTGCTGTAGGTTGGCCAGGATGTTCTCAAGGGCGTCTTTGGGGATAGAGGGGGATGGCGACACCGACAGGGTCCAGTTGCGGTCCTGACTCGGGAACATCATCTCCATCATCTTCGCCACTCCGCCCTTGATTTTGACCTTGGTATCGCGAGGGTAGACATGACTGCGCTCGTCCTGGATATACTTGAGGATCTCCGGGTCGTACTTGCCGAGGTACTGCCGCAGGTTCTTCAACCACTGTGCCTCACAGAGAGCCCGGTCGTTGATGAACTGGGCGAGGGTGCCCTTCAGGTGGGTGCCGAGCTTGGACAGTTCATCGAAGTTGTATTTTGCCATTTTTAGTATCCTTCGCGCTGGGCAGGTCTGTATGGGTTGTGGGTAGCCAGTGGATTAAACTGGTCATCGTAAACTGTGTAATCAGCGGGGTCATATTTTCTGCCGGTGAGAAACATCGCACCATATTGTCCCCCCTCCACGAGATGCGAACAGGGATGAGACTTGTCTGGCTTCTCGCCGTACTCTTCCCCAAACGCCTGCTTCTTGCGAGGATACCGATAACTGGAAGCCATGGCCCCGATGAACGACTTGCAGGCAGGGTCAATGAGAATGGCAGGCTCTCCATCCGGATACATTGAGAACAGTTCATCCAAGGCTTTTATCCTGACCTCCGGGTCGTTGGTCGACGCCGGCTTGGCGATATATCCAGCGTCCTTGAACTCTTTGAAGCTCGTGCCCTCGTCAGAGTCCGCCCGTCGCACACCCGAAGGGTCACCGATCACGACGATCGGGTTGGTTGGGAAGGTCGTCATCTGCATCGGCCGGAACCGGCTTCTAATATACCGCTTCGTGCCCATATCGAACGCCGGCGTTTCTCGCAAGACAAATATCCTCCCATCCTCCTGCATCTGCATCCACAGCCCTGCGGGGGTGAGCCCGAAATCTTGTCCAACAATTACGGGTAGATATGGATTAATTGGCAGCGGTGTTTTGGATACGTGACGATCTCGCCGGAAAGTCGCATGATAGACTGGCTTGCCAGATTGAGACGGAGGATAGAGGGCGTGGACAGAGGCGTCGACAAACACTTTTGACTTACCGAGGGCGAGCTTCTCGTAGTAGCCTTCGGCGAGGTTCTCAAGATTGTCCGCTTCCGGCGAAAGCCCAGACGGCTGCTTGAACGTATCGCAGTCCACTACCGAGTTCGGATCCGCTTCATCGATAGGGATATGCTCAAATATTTTGTACCAGTAAGAGTCCATTGCCGGCGGGTTGGTATCGGCCATCATCATCCAGTAATTGGACCCGCCCATCTCCTTCGACGGGTATCGTTTCAACCTGCCCTGCAGACCTTCAATGATCTCCCGAGGAATAAATTGACATTCATTCAACCAGCATCCGGTGATTTCGAGTGAGAGAACCTTCTGCACATCCTCCGGAGTATCGAGGGCCCGGAAAAGGATCTCTGCCCTAACATCATTAAAGTGCATGTAGAACGTACTATCTGTCTCTTTCCAGAACCCCAGTACGCCGGGTTTGATCCACTGAAACCAGGTCTTTAGCGTCGTGTCTTTTAATTGCTGCCTAACATTCCGTACGACCACCCACCGGCTGTATTTGAACCCATCCTGAGACTTAACCTGCTGGATACACCGGCGAAGTATTTCCACGCAGCAACCGACGCTCTTGCCGCTCCCATAAGGTCCGAGAATTGCTTTAAATTCTGCGTCTGAACGCATGAATTGCCCAACAATTTTAGGAGCGGTATATTGAAAATCGATTGCGGCCATTATGCTCCAATGCTCTGTTGAGCCTGACTATCAGCATGATACGACTTCCGCACATCCATGCCTTGTTTTCCTCTGGGGATGGTCAAGGTATCTCTGGCACTCCACCCGCGCTTGAGCCTGCCCTTAATGGTGTTCATGGTAAGCCCGGTCTCAGCAGCCCACTCTGTGATCGCCTTAGTGACTCCATCAAGTGTGATAGTAAGCGGAGCCTTGAAGCTGGCAATCGCCTGCGCCACAGTCATCCCATTGTGGACTTTCTTGTACAGACTTCGCCTATCCACCCCAAAAAACTTCGCCCACTCTGGGATGCTTTTAAACTCGCCGTTGCATTCAACCCTTGTTGCGTTTGCTCGGGAGGCTTCATAGGCTTTCTGCCGTATCTCGTCCACGCTAGTTGGGATATGGTCTACTGCTGCCTGAAGGCTCCCATATATTTTCACTCTGTGCTGCAATACGTTATACGAGATTCCAAACACATCAGAAGCCTTCCGAATACTCATGACCTTGCCGTTGCATTTGTACCTTTTACCAGTGTCCTTCTCAAGCAGTGTAGCACGTATCTGCGCAGTTCTGGCGGCGTCGTAGGTCTTACCTTTATGCGCCTCGCTTATTTTCCTGCAATGCTCCGCAGTATTCCGCGCTCCGAACCTGCTCTGTGCTGTAGGGTTCACGTTGTACTCAGGCTTGAAGAAGTCCAGAAACTTCTGCTCGTAGTACAGACAGTCTTTGGGGGCACAGATCAACAGAATTTCAAACTTGAACGCCTCAGTAGGGTAGTGGCTCCACTCCACCTGCATCTTATATGCGTGGTGGTTGTCGGCAGTGAGCAGCCGAAAGTGTACTCCCCGTCTGACCCGGAAACACTTAGCACTCCCAATATACCGCTTGCCGTTCTCGGTATTGACAATCTGATATACTCCCCCTTGCTTTATCATCCCTGCAACTCCTCAGCGCACTGTACACAGTATTGACACCCCGGTGCCGCCCGCCTGCGCCCCTCGGGGATTGGTTCCTCGCACTCCAGACAGTGGGTCCGGGACTCTCCGACCATTTGCGGACGGTTCAGCAGTATATGCTTCAGGTGCATCTCCTGCAGGTCCCAGGCGCGGTCAAGCTGGTCGGCCATCTAGTCTCCTCAAGGTCAGCGCGTCCATGTAACAATCACCTATTGCGCGGAAAATTGCAACGAAATCAACGATCGAGTTATTCTCATTGACCAGCAGCCGGTTGCCGGTAGCTTTCAGGTGCAGCCCCGGCAGGCGCCGGTCGCAGTTGCCGCAGGCGGCGCAGAGAAAAGGGTCAATGATCAGTTCGTACACCTCAACCCTCTCGCATCTTGTTGGACAGCCAGAGAGCCCTACCGCCTACCTGTTTTGCCCATTTGCTTTTCAGCATCTGCTTGGAGGCCTCCGTGTAGTTCTCTTCAGAGACCAGCCTGAGCGTCGTCTTGAATCCCAGCAACCCGGCAACCCCGAGATTGTAGGCCATATTGAGTAACACGTCTTTTCTAGCTTGAGTGAGCCGGTACCAGAACGACAGCCGCACTGCCAGTACGTCCTGCAGGACTGAGACCCGGTGCTCGAGCAGCATAGTCGCTTCGTCCCTGGTAATGCCGGCGTCGAGGTTGAGGCCGTAGCCGATTGTAAGGAAACCTTCCGAGCACCGGTAGGGCTTGGCCCTGAACCCCTCGTGTTTCTTGAGGTCGTCAATCACGCTCATGTTTCTCCTCATCCTGAGCAATCTTCAGGCAGTCATTGAGGGCCTTGACTCTGACCTGGGCATCGATGCCGGCGGCGGTAATGATACCGGCCGCGTCCTTCTCAGGTACACGGACAGCGCAGTCAAGCAGTTCCTGGATCCTTTGGGCGGTGCTCATCTGGGTTTCTTCGCCTCCTCTTTCTTTTCAAACTGCAGGTAGGTCAAAGTATTGACGCTGGAGCTCAGCTCCGTTATTGATCTCAGCAGGGAGGCATATCGCTCCTCCGTCCTGGCTTGGCCGTTGGACAACTGCTCGAGTTGCTTTGTCATAATTTTAATCTCAGTAGCAGTAGACCCAATTCCTTCTGCGTACTGTACCTTCATTTCATTCTTAATCTGATTCGTGTAAGCATACGCCCCAATTACAAATACAGTAACAAGCAGAGACCATCCAACTATTCTGTTCTGCCAAGATAGCATTTTGGGAATATTATCCGTCAAGGCTTCCATACCTTTGCGCCGCTCAACCTCAACACCATGCAAAGCACACATTCCATCTTCTCCATAACTGCACTTTGCTACATGCTGTTCTGCTGTCATATCACACCCCGAGGCCATTTTGAGTTCTGCAACCGTTACACTTTTTCCAGAAAAACACACTCTCCGCCATGGTGCAGCCTGTTTTCGACATCCGATATCTTCATTACCCAGAAGCCATTTTGTGCCGGGTTCCAGCCATCCCACGAATTAGGCCCGCCGAGCAAGCCATCCCGCAGATTGACGAACGTCCCGAGATGAGCATGGCCGCCCACGGTCTTGCCGGTCGGGACGGAAAGGCCCTTGTGATTCGGATACATCATTCCATCGGTCCACTCAAAACCAAATAAAGGACATGAATAGTACCCAAGGCCGATAATGACCTCTTCGATGGTGTGTGCCCGATACCAGTTTTTGATCAACCCCTGGCGTTTGGCTTCTTCGCAGATTGCCACCATTGATGTCCCGTAACCCTGAATCGGGTCGCCTGGCCTTTCGCTGCCGGGGAAAGAATCATGGTCCTGTGCGTCGAAGTAGAAATTGATCGCCCATTCAGACCCCATAGTTCGGATTCCGGGCTCATGTTCGAGTGCTGCCGCCATCGTCATCCCAGCACATGCTGACCATTGCTCTTGATTGAGGAGCGGATCGCCGAATTTCTTGACCCGGCGCTTTGAAATAAGTTCCCGCAGACTGAGGTCGATACCTCCATCCGGTGGCGCAGCAGCGAAGAGGTGCTCGGCCCTGGTGTCCTCCTGCGGGATGAGCCCGCAACGTGGATCTTCAGTTATCGTCTTGCCATCTCTCAGTATCATATCTCAGTCCCTTCCCATGCATCATATGGGTCTTCTTCGTACCCGCCTCGATCTATCTTGCCGCGGGCTTCGGTAATCTGTCTCAATCGCGCCTTGACGATTGGATGATTGAGCGGGTCAATAGCCTCATGCCGATTTGAAAACCATGAAAAAAACAGAACACCTACCGTACAAACCGCCGTGAGGTATGCCGTCATCGCTCGATTCATTGCCCGGATAGTTTGCCATGTGGACAAATCAGATGCCATGATCAGGGCTACACTGTTCAGGAACAGCCTGCCATTTGCCCCCATAAACTCTGGAAATGTGTTTGGAGAAATTGCCCACTCTACGTCATGGACTAGACAAGCCGGGGATATTCTTACACCATGGATACTGTCAGGGACAATCGCATCACCCAGTCCAGGGCCTGATCCGCAGAACGTCGGCCATTCCTCTGGCAACAGGTCATACGGCCAGACTCTAGCAAGGAAATCAGGGACGGTCAGGATTGCTCCCCAGCAGGCTATTTTGACGTAGTTCATCGCTGTGCCCGTCTCCACTCCCAAGGTCGCACCGGCACAGGCCCGGCCCACAGTCCAACCCGGTTGCCAGCGCTGATACCCTGCAGAGTAGTCCATGCCCCGCAGAATGATTTTTTGCAATAGGCTGGATAGACCCAGGCGTAACCGGCGAGGATGAGTTGCTCCTGAAGACACTGCGTCCCAAGCATGACGATTGCCACTGTGCGACCGTAGCGATCAGTATCTATCGGAGTTACATCAACGGTCTTGCCGTCGATAAAAGTTGAGGTGAAGTCTTTGGCCGCCAGCCCGAACGCCTGCTTTTTCTCTGGAGAATCGACTCCGTAGAGCCTGATGGTCTTTAATCCATTGGCAGAAATTACTTTGATGGTGTCACCGTCGATAACCTGGAAGACTTTGGCCTGCATCCCGTAGGCTGGGAATGTGAGAAAGAAGATGAACCATATGACGAGGGCTATTTGTTTAAGCATGTTTTTTATCTCTTTTTCTCGTCAGCGCAAAATTTAACGCCTGTTGAAATCATCGAAAACCTGTCACAAGACTTACCTTGCCGCCCGTTGCAGTCAAAAGCGAAACACCATAGACTGCTGTCGTCTTTACAGTACCTGTCCTTCACGCCATGAAGGCCATCGTCATTTCTATCACTCATTGTAAGATTCGCCTCTGGAATCACCCTCATGATTCACCTCGTAGTCATCGCAATGCCCAATCTGCGGATATCCGCAGATTGGGCAGTTTGGGCCGATATAATCACATCCGCAGTACCAGCAGATGACCATCAGACCATCCGTTTATGTTTCAGCCATCCCCGAACAACGACATAGACACCAGCTACAACCACCGGCAGATCAGAACCTCCATGCACCACTTTTATTTCCTGGCGCATCTGCTCCGCGCCTTGCAGCAGCGCCCCGACATCGATGCCGAGTTGGTTGCAGACCCACGGCAGGACCACGGCAGCGACAAGGTAGAAGTCGGTCGATTTGTAGCCTTTGGTCAACAGCCCTTCGTTCATATTCTCACCATTTCAGGGTACAGCTTTTATATGTTTTGCCGTACTCACCAAGAATAGCTGTACCTCCCCGATTGTCCGGAGACTTTACGAGCACCCCGCCGCCAGGTTCATGCCTGCCATCCTTCACTTGCTCAGCCGTCACATAGTGGACCTTCCCGCCATCGAACGAAAAACTGAAGTTTCCATAGACCGCAACTTTTGAAGGAAAGCGGAAGTGTGATCTATTCCCATTTGCCTGACCTGAATTTTTGACGGTCAATGTTTTTCCGCCAGTCGGCGTGTCGGGATTTGCAGGAGTACCACCAGACTCATTGATCACATATGAATACTGCTGACCTGTCGAGTGGGTAAAGACGAAATTCCAAGGCTTAGGGTAGGCATCACCTACTTTCTTGAATCGCCAGACATCCTTGCCTTTGTACGGATTACCTTTGAATGCAACCTCGCCGTTCAGCGTAACCTTTACCATGCCAGGGTCAAGCAGGAGGCAGGAAGTACCATGGTATTCACCCGTGCCCTGGTCGGATGTCTTGTCGAAAATCACCTTGAGCGGGTAGGGTTTTATTCCCGGCTGAGGGACAACGACATCAGGTATCTTCTGGCCGCACGTTGGACAGGTAGCCATTATTCAATCTCCTCAAACTCGCCTTGCCCGGCTGGGCTGACGGCGGCGGGTTTATCGTCAAGGGCTTCTGGCTCGACCAGCTTGCTCTCGTCTACCAGATCGGTAACTTTCAGCTTGCCGACTATCCCGGCCATGTTTTCCTCGACCCACTTCGACACCGCATCAACCAGCCCGGAGAAATCCCCATTTGCGGTCTGGCCTGTCTCGGTGGCATTGGTCGCACCGTTGGCCTCGACCTTCAGGCTTGTCCCGGCTGTAAAGTTTATGTGCGTCTCCCGCTGGTTCATCGTGCAGGCTGACATCATAAGTAGTGCGATGATGCAAAGCGTTCTTTTCATGGTTTTCTCCTGTTATTGACCGAGCAGGACCGTCCCGAGCGATTGCGGGGCGGTTGCCTCGTTGTACTCGTAGGCTCCGATGTCCCATGCGTCTATCGGCCTGGCAGTGCCGACGAAATCTTTTTCGATACTGATCCCATACGTCGCGAAGAAGAGGTCATAAACCGTCCCACCCACCGGCCCCTCAACGCTGGCATTTTTAGCAGGAGATGTGGATTGCAGCGATAGGTTTGATGGTGGATTGAAAAGAAGCGGGTCGCCCTCGTCGCAGTTTGTACATTCAGAAACACCCTGCATATAGGCCAGATTTCTGCTTGCGCCGTCCCAGTAGATTTTTGCTGCTGCGCCGCCTATCGGATGATAGAACTGGTTGTAATCCATATCAACTAATGTATATCTGGTGTTGGTATTAATATCGTACCCGTCCTCATTAATATTACCGAATATATTGCCGTGAATTTTGATATTAGCTGTACCCCACGTGCCCTCCATATATATTGGGGATTCGTTATCATAAAAAGTATTATCAACAATCCAGCCATTGCCTATCATTGAGGCTATCAATATCGCTCTGCCAGGATAGGTTCCTTCCGCCCCAACACAGTTGTCTGTATCAATATCCCAAAACTCATTACCAACAACATACATATCCTCCACCGCTGATCCCGTAACAAATCCGACTCCCCCACATAGGTTATGGAATTTATTAAAAAGTATCCATCCGTCCGTGCAAGGTGTGCTCGGTGCCGCGAGGGCAGCGTTGTGAATTATCAGTGTAGCCCCAGGGCCGACCAACTTTACATTTGGCATAGACATATCGTTTTCTGATATGACGAATCCCTGAACAGATTTCAGGTCAATCGCATTTGCACCAAAATTGTAGAGGGTATTCCCTCCTATGTAGAGATTTGTCGTAGTCCTACTGGCATCGCTGTAGTGACTCCCAGCAATGCCATCCTCCTGAATAGAGTGAATCGTGTTCCCAAGGGTCCAGACACTATCAACATGATATGCGTGGTAAATAGCGCAATCATCTCCTGTCTCATCTGCAGCAAGTCTGGATATATTTGAGATAGTATTATTGTATATAACTATATATTGTATAACGCTGAGAGGTGCTTCGTCAGTGTCCTGGCTTGCACCAATGTTAAGTGCTCCCCCATCTGTATTTGCCCCTGTCCCGGTCATAGTACAGTTACGGATAACAATATGATCTATATTGTGGGTATCTGTCAGTGGACGGATTGAGAATAGCCCTGTTCCTGTGTATCCGCTCCACTCCAAACTCTCAACCACTATATAGGATGCAGAGTAGCCCCACCCTATCCCGACGAGATCTTGGATAATAGGTTTTGTAACTGGGTTGCCGACTATCCATATAGGACTTTCAGCCGTACCCGCCCCGTTCCAGTCAAGAGTTTGCCCTCCTGAGTCTGTTGCTAAATATGTCCCGGCATGGATATAGACAAATGTCCCAGCCTGCAACGTCCCCTCGGGTGGAGTACAGCGAGGATCGGCAGGAGTGCCAGCGTCATCGTTGTCGCACCCCACGGCGGTTTTATCCACATAGTAGCAATTAGGGGCGGTCGAGACAGCACTTGGCCAGTTCGGACAATATGTACTTGTTCCATCCCCATTGACCACAGGCGCAGGGTCGTCAATCGGATCGAATACGCCAAAAGAACCGGCAGGGTCAGGGATACCTTTAGGGATAGTGTAATCTGCCGATGCTTCTGTAAAACTAAGCAGGAGAAGGACGACTATTAAAATGGATTTCATAATAATCACTTATAATGGTAGTAGTATAGTGTGGAGCTACCATCTATCGCAGTGCCCCACGATGCACCAGTCCAAAAGTAAAGCTTCTCAGTTCCAGATGTCGATCGATACACCCTGACGTAATTTGATACATCGCCGCCCGTGGCAGCCGAAAAGATGACATGATACCGAACCCCACTGGTTAGGGCTATCGGTGAGGCTATGGTAAAAGTCTCATCTTCTGGGGCTGCGTCTGAGGCTAGACCGGCAGCATTTATAGTCCCAAGGTCTCCGATTTTAGCATTAGGAACAGCAGATCCATTATCGGACCACAGCTCAACCGCAATGTCGAATGTGGGGGAGCCTGTCTTGGCCATTTTGTAAATGGCTTTACACAGATTATAGGTAGACGAAGCAAGAAAACTGTGAGAAAGTTTGAGATTTGTCCCATTGCCTACGGTCGTAGCACTTGTCCCTACAGTGGCTGACTGCTCAACAGTCTCGCACGAGGCCGCAGCAGGCATCGCAAACCCAGGCCCAGGGCCACATCCCTGCCCGGCATAGAGCAGAGATGGAAGCAGGAGTATGGCAAGAATCAGTCTGAGAATCATCTCCGCACCGCCCATTTAATCGTGGCCCCATTGCCTGCTGTGTTCAGGGTTATACTGGCCCCTGTCTGGTTACAGACCCGCACCTGGACAGCGTTGTCTGCGCTGACAAAGGGGATCAGGGTCAACATTCCGGTTGCTGCAAATCCGAGTTTTGAGGTCGGATCTCCAATGAAATAAAAGTCAACGCCGTCTGATGCAGCCAGGGCATTTGTTGCCGTTTGAGCGGAGGCCAGAAGCTGACATGCATCATCAGCTATCACTCCAGAAGCTGCAACGGTAGTTGTATTCAGTTCGACCATGCCGGATGCAATGGTGGTTGTTATCTCAGCCTCAAGGTCGGCCTCTACCACCTTGATCTGCCCGCCCTCGTTGTATATCTGCTCAGAGCCATCGGCAAGTGGGACAATGCTGGCATTATTCGGCAGGATGGTATATCTGCTACCGTCTGCCGCGCTAGAGACATATGACGCTGCCGTGACAGTCGTAAACGTGCCTGCCGCTGGAGTTGTCGCGCCTATCGCGCCGGGAGTGGCGGGAGTGTAACTGACCTTGTTGTTAAATGTATCCCAGTCGGTATCACTCAGCGCCCCTATCGTGCTGGTTGATGCGAGGCCCAAGGCAATCTCCTGGCCGGTAATGGTCAGGCCGTTGGCCGTGGCGTTGATTGTTGCAGCATCGTGCCCGCCGGCAAGAGTTTCGATTTTGTCACGGATGGCATTCTTCGTTGCCGCGTCGGTATTGGCATCCCATGAGGTTGCGTTGTATGCTGTGTCGTCGGCTGGGCTGCCTGTTGCTACCAGATCATCAAGTTTCTGTGCAATCTCCTGCACTGTATTGTCAGTCGTGGCAAGGTTGCCATCGAATCCGGTTGCCGTGACGGTTAGCGCACCACCAACTCCTGAGGGCGTGAGAAATGTTGCAGGGTCGAGATAGTCAAGATATCCGTTGACGGTTGATGTAATCAAATACGTCCCGGCTGGCAGAGTTGATGGGAGTCGCCACCCTACGCTCGGAACCGCACCGCCATATGTCCACAGTCGAAACGGATTGGCGTAAGTCGTCCCATACAGATCAAGTGTGCCATACGTTGTGCTGGCAACTCCGAGGGAGACTGCTGTAAATGCTGGCGAACTGGTAGTGGTCAACCCCTGGCCGGTCCAGCCGTAAAGCTCGGTGAAATTGTCGTTGATTCTGCCCTTTTGGACAGACCACTGATGTGTTGCACCTATTCCCCCGGTCAAGGTTTGCTGCGCTGCGAAGGCGGGAGACGTAAGCAGCAATATTGCCAATATTAAAATAGATTTTTTCATTCTCTCATCTCCAAAGTATCGGTCATTTCTAAGGTATCTGGCATCTCAAGAGGTACAGGGACAACCCCTAAATACTGTTCAGCCTGCGCCAGTTTTGCTGCCGATACAGCATCTTTGTAAATAAACCCGCCACGTGGTCCGAATATCACCTGATCCGTGTTGACAAACGTGGCGAGGTCTATGGCGGCGTTGTTCGTCAAGCCGGTGATTGCCTGAAACTTCGGGCCGAGGGGGGCCTTGATCGTGATATCCGGGTAGGTGGTGCCTGCTGTGATGGTGGCTGAGACGTTGAGGGGGCCGGGTGTGGTTATTGGTGATCGTATCATAGTTCCTCCAATGAGCATTTCCACACGTTCGCAACCTCGACCCCATCTACTGTGGTTGGTTGCCAGATATTCGGCCTGTCCTTAATCGCCTGCTTCAGTGTCCTGCCAAGCCATTGCGGAGTGAGCTTAATCATGTCCCTCGTGACAATAGCCTTGTTGGGCAGAAATCCTGTAGGGTACTTCTCAGCGATGATCAGTTGTTGCTGCGGGTCGAGTTTGGCAATCTTGGCAGCAGAGAGTGGGATACGCTTGACCAGATCCCCCAGTATCTCATCTGCCGGGATGGTATCTGCCATCTGCATGTCGATGTCCAGGGACTCCTTAAATCTGCCGTCAGCCTGGTCGTTCAGTTCGTCCTCGTAGAACATGAAGAACGTCACACCCTTGAGGGTGCCTTGAGCATTGACGAAGGTGCCGCAGGGCCATGAGTGCAGCCACCTCGCCCCGAATAGACGGTCGGGCTTGTTTGGGTTGACGATGAAATATCCCCGGATCAGTTTACCTCTGTTGAGTTCTGGGCTCATGATGCGTACCTCAACAAGTTGAGGATTTCAGCATCAGCGCAACTCTTATTCCACACCTGAGTCTGCAAGAATCCTAGAGGCACTGTGCTGGTATACCCGAACCTCAAGTGAGTCAGTGGATTCATGCTGCCATCATAGTTTGCCCATACATCCCAGGTCAGCGCATCTATCGGCACCATTGCGCTGGTATATCGGCGATTGCCTACTCGGAACTGTGTGCCGAGGGCGTTGGTCTGAACTACCTTGAGGTGGACTTCTCCACGGTTCCAAGATTGAAAAATAGCTGTCTCTGTAGTTCCATCCAATGCTCGTTGAGAACTACCAAGTCCACCAGAGGATTGCTGACAAAAGCTCGGACCTGTCGTGGTGTCTCTCAGAGTTAGGACAGGAACTGTCGTTGACACTCCTGCTGGAAGATCAGCATTCCCCACTCCCATCCAGCACAATGCTGCTGCTGTGAATACACTGGGGGCGAGACGCTGGATGGAGATGTTGTCGATTTGGGAGGGAATCGCCCCGCCCGGGGTAAAAGTTATCCCCGCTGTAGATGTAGCAACAACTACTTTACTCACAACAGTAGGAGCATAATAAACTTGTGAGACCCCACCTACACTGACGTTTAGATACTGGGTTGCCAGAACAGTAAAATTTACAAGATATGCTTTTCCAACTTGCGCGGCAAAAGCACTCGTAGTAAGTAGAGCCCCTCCATTACCTCCTATGGCTACTCCAGCCACTACACTCCAGTTCGATGTAGTCCATCCCCCAGTAAGCCCTGCAGAGAAATCACCATTAGGTATCAACTCCATCCCATCAGTCACTGACCTCTCAAGGCACTCCCTCATCCTCGCATCCAGCGGGATAGCCAGGCCATTACCCGCGCTGGTGGCTGCTGTGGAGGCAGTGGCAACAGTCGCGCCCACTCCACTTGCCGCATACGGCAGAACGTAGGCCCCGAGGACAAGTTGAGGCTCATAGACCGTTACAGTCCCGGTCGCTACAGCACTCGCGCCAAGGCCAAACCTGAAAGCAGCAGTATCACCTACGGCCCCGGCTGTAACCTTGATTGAGAACGCATGAACCCCGGCAGATGGTACAGCATTCTCATCAGCAACGACAACCCCGTCCATTGAGACAACGATAGTTCCGCCAGTGAGCGAGCAATACTGAATCTCGTCAATCTGTAGAACACCGTCGCAGATCGCATTGAACGAGAACGTGTAGACTGACAGAGCAGCCATTGCCTGCGTCATACTGAGATATCCCCGCGATGCTGTGCCGCTGAACGTCAGGGAATTGCCTACTGTCCTGGCCGTGACTGCGAGGGATGGAGTATCAACTACTGTGTATGTCCAGTTATCCGGGCCGGTGCCGGGCGAGCCTGCTACCGCGTTAAGAAGTTTGCTATTCTGGGCTAGCTGAGTATAAGCAGGGTGAACCTCGACTCCGCGTGTAGCGATGTAATTCGGCCAGTCAACGAGATTGCCGTTGGCGTCGGGCTGCTGGGAGGCTGATGAGTATTCAGGGGCAGGACCAGAAACAGAGGCTGTAGGCGTAGAAGCATTCCACAGGCTTACAACTTCCTCCGGGATATCCCCTGCTGTGATGGAATATGAAGCACAACCAGAACCATCAATTAATACTGGGATTCTGCTTCCTGGCAATATCACGCCACCATCAGTATCACTGAGATACTGCGACCCATCAGCCACAGCGAATCCCATCTCATTGCACCAGTTCGTCCCAGTGCCATCAACCACCTCGACAATCGTCGTAGTCGTAAGGTACAGGTGATGCCCATTCCCGCTCGCATCCAACTCAAACGTAGCGCCGATATTTATCCCCGGCAGGTACGCCCAGAGCGCTCCGTCCCGATGGATGGACATATCCCAAAAGTTCGCGGTCATGCTCAGGGTTCCATCTACCGCGCAGGTTGGGGCAGTGCCGCTTGCGGTGATTACGTCTGTCGTGAGCAGGCCGGTGTAGGGCACACCTTCGGGGACGGCTACGCTGAATAAGCTGCCTTTGACCTGGGGAGTGGCTGACCCGAGTGGGCGGTAGGCTTGGAGGCGGCCGCCTACGATGTCTCCCTTGTAATACGCCAGGAGGGTGCCGGTCTGCAGGTCCTGCGCCCAGAACGGCCGGTCTGCTCCGCCGGTCACTCCCCTGCCGGTCCTGCCGCAGATGGACTTGAAGATGTTCCTGGTGACGGTGCTCATTGGCCTTTTTCCACCAGGGCGACGCCGATGGTGGCCCCCACGCTCTCAGTCTTGACGAACTGCAGCAGGACCGGGCTCTCGACCATCAACGGCTGGGAGGTGGCGGTGATGGTTACCGCGGCGCCGGTGTCGTCGTAGAGGGGCAGAACAGCCGAGGCATCGCCGTTGGCATCGACTGCGGTGACGACATTGACGGCGATGGTGTTTGCTCCAAAGGGCCCGACGGCGTAGATGGTCTTCGGGAACGGGTCACGGGTTAAGTCGATGACTTCCGAGGTGGCTGCGGTTGTTTGCGGGGTGAGGGGGTATCCTACTGGCATGGGGTGGGCTCCTTAGAAATTGATTGAAACATTAATTTGAGCTTGGGTGTTGCCGCTCTCGCTCTTGTCTTCCTTGGGCTCCAGGTTGGCCCAGCGCACCGTCGACCTGATCGCCTCGAGTTTCGTCGTGGCCGGCGTGGTCTCATTGTAAACCAGGTCGTTGATCACCTCCAGGTATGCCTCAGCCTGTACCCGGGCTTTCGCCCTGAAAGGCAACCCGTTCTCATGGACGTCGCGGATGGTGACCGCCAGCTCCTGTCTGAACACCCGGGAGCCACAGAGGACGATATAGTCGTTGTCAGTGAGGCCGTACCTGGTGAGGATATCCCGGGTGTCCTCAATGCCGAGGGCGAGATCGAGGATGAGCCTGGGGTCCCACTGGTTGGCGGAGGCTTGTTCTTTTCGGTGATGACTGCGGTTGGAGACTGAGCCGGTAAGGGTCAGGTCGCGGTTGGTGTCGTAATCCACGGTGGGAGACTCGTCGTACTCCACGCTGAGGAGGTCGGAGAGATCATCTTCTAACTTGGGGTTGTAGTCTGCGAGGCTCATACTAAAGGTCGTAGCGTTTTTATGCAGGAAATGCAAGTAAAAAAGTGTAGATGGGTGATACTTCTGTAGGGGATTGCTGCGTTGTTAGGCTTTTGGGTGTTTGGGGTGACTAATTTTGTGGTAGGATTTTTGGCGGAGGTTGTTAGGGTTTTGGGGGGTAAGTAGCTGGGATTACTGGGGAATGTTAGGTACGTAACAAAAAATGGAGGCTCTGAGGTCTTTGGTGTGAGAGCGTGCATGAGTGAATGTGGCCCTCCCTCCCCTCCTGCCCCCCTGCCGCCCCTCCTGGAATCTCTCCCTACCCCCGCCCCTATGCCCCTCCCCGCTACGCGCCTTCGGCCAGGCAACCGAGCGCCGACGATCCCAGGCCGGAGAGCGTAGAGCATACATGCACGAGCTGCGCCCTGGCTATGCACGAGCTGCGCCCTGGCTATGCACGAGCTGCGCCCTGGCTATGCACGAGCTGCGCCCTGGCTATGCACGAGCTGCGCCCTGGCTATGCACGAGCTGCGCCC